TGCCATGGGTATGAGATTTAACGCAGCAGATATGTCCCGTTTAATCAAAGCATGTGAGACTTATCAGGAAAAAACTGGTTCGGAATATATGTGGGATGAATATTCTGGATTGATTAAAAAATTAAACAATTACAAGCAAGAATATTTGCTTGGAAATGAGGAAATCGAAACAAATAAAATATAAGAATATCGTAAATATACCTACATATTACACCCAGTAATATTGTATGACAAGTACCGAATCGATTAATAAACTAAAATACAATTTTGCTATGTCATCGTTCGCAAGAATGTATGGTGTTAGAGGTATCCATTCCAATAACTCTATACATCGTTTTTGTGTTCTATGGTCAGAGTCGGATTTAATTCCACCTTTAGGTAATCTCACTACAGTAGATTTTTACTTTAAAGATTTGATAGAGAAAAGTCAGTGAGGATTTATGCATCAGCATTTTTTATAATAACCCCGATAGTATTAAGTATCCTTTGGGGAGTTAACAACGCTTATATGTGAGTAGATACGCAACCATAAATATAGTTGAAACATTGGGAACCTTTGGTAAAAAGACACAAATGAATCCTTTAGTTTTAATCGGTTGCTTCACACCACTGGTTATGATTTTTATAGTAATGAAACTTGCTGCGTGGGTATCTGCTGTTAATTCAGAAAACTCTTATGTCGGAAAAGAACCCTTCAGAAAAAGAGGACCCTTCGTGGCAGATGCATATGCGGACGTTGATGAAGAGGAAGAGGAATTTACAGATCGCACAGACTATCGATGAAGCGATTAACGAATACTATTCGCTTCAAGGTAAGCCTGTTCCAAATTGGAGGTATATAAAAGATGCGGATTGGTGGATAGAATATCTTAAAAATTTAGGCATAGATCCCCGCAATCCATGAAAAAAGAACCAGACTATACAGTAAACTTAACTATAGAAGATATACGTTTACTACACCATTCCGTACAAGAAACTATTAAGTATTGGCCAGGAGCTCCTGCTAGACCATATGAAGAACAAGAACACTTGTGGTTTATGAGAGATTCTTTATACAGGATTATGTTAGATTATCGATTTAATGAATTATGAAATTTGAATTAGACATGGAGGACTACGCAATCATCCTCAATGCATTACACTACTATAAAAAAGTTGAGAAGCGAGGAAACTTCAAGCAGTATAATGAAGAGCGTGTCAATAAGTTGCGAGACAAAATGGCATACCAATTAATACCTTCTAGAGAAAGTGGTAATAGATTATGATGAGTGGAATATTTGTATTTGGATTTGTGATACTACTCACTGTGGGAATGGAACTTACGTGGTCTGTTAAGAAATGAATTTACTATTACGACCTCTTGACTATCCAAGTGATCCTGTATGGTCAGTAATTATTCTGACATTCCTTGCTGCGGCATTAGCATTAGGATATATTGTATACATAATAAAACTAGCATTTGAGGAACTAGAAGATGGGAGCACTAACGCCACCAAGCAGGAAGAGCTGCTACAACTTCCGAGTGACGGAGATCAATCGTGTCCTTGATGGTGATACTATTGATGTCACAATTGATCTTGGGTTTGACTTATACAAGAAGGAAAGAGTTAGAGTTGCAGGAGTTGATACGCCAGAGAAAAGAACGAGAAATCTTGAGGAGAAAGCACTGGGATTAGATGCTACTAACTGGATGAAAGAAAAACTAGAAGGTGCTATTGCTGGTGAAGACGAGTTATCTGTCAGAACTGAATTAGTTGGTGGTCAAGGTAAGTATGGTCGCCTTCTTGGTTGGTTGTATATTGGAGACGCAGAAGTATCATTGAATGAGCAAATGATTACTGAAGGTTATGCTCATGCCTATGATGGAGGCACCAAAGATATGAATCTTGAAGCACTTCGTGTCATTCGTAGAGAACATGGAACCCTAACAAATACATAAATTGTTAGTTTTCGTTACACGATTTTTCCCTACATAGTCCTATAATACTTTGTAGCGTAGTGTAACACAATGCTCGGACTCTATGTATTAATCACTTGTTTTATTCTACTTGTAGCGTATGCAGGTATGGAAGAAACAGTGCGTCTATTCGCGTACATTGATCTCGTAATTAGATATCAGTGGATCAAATTTAGAATGTTTATGATGAGACGTAAATTAGAACAACAACTAATAAAGGACTTACCAGACTACAACAAACTCATAAAGGAATTAAAAGATGACCAACGATAAGGAACTGTCGGATCTCAAACTTGAGAGAAAAGAATGTCCTAAATGTGGTGCTATTTGGATTAACGGAAATCATATCTGGCGAGGAACTGCTAATGAAGGTAGCGAATTAGATCTTGCTGGATTGGTTTGTAACAAACTCGGTGACGAGCAATGTATCAATCCTATGAAAGGAAATGACGGTGGAACTAGTTGGGAATATCGTGCTGGATATATTGATGGTGTTCATTCAGCAAAGAAAAAATCAATGGAAGACTTGCGCGATCAGTTCGGAGACCTATAAATAGTAGTGGTGAACTAGTATTTTATGGCATCTGATCAAATATATCTTGGCAATCCGCTACTAAAAAAAGCAAATGTCAAGCAAGACTTTACAAAAAAACAGATTGCAGAGTATGTAAAGTGTCAGCAAGATCCTGTATACTTTACAAAAAACTATGTACAGATCGTTTCACTTGATGAAGGTCTGGTGCCATTTAAAATGTGGGACTTCCAAGAGGAGTTAATTAAAAAATTTCATAGAAGCAGATTCAACATTGCGAAGCTACCTCGTCAGACTGGAAAGTCTACGACGGTGGTTTCGTATTTGTTGCATTATGCGCTATTCAATGACAGCGTAAACATCGGTATCCTCGCTAACAAAGCAGCTACTGCTCGGGATCTACTTGGTAGATTACAAACAGCATATGAGAATCTACCGAAGTGGATTCAACAGGGAGTTATTTCCTGGAACAAAGGTAGTATGGAGTTGGAAAATGGCAGTAAGATATTGGCAGCTTCTACATCTGCGTCTGCTGTCCGAGGTATGTCGTTTAACATCATCTTCCTCGATGAGTTTGCGTTCGTACCAAACCATATTGCAGAGTCCTTCTTTGCCTCTGTTTATCCTACTATTACTTCTGGTAAATCAACGAAGGTCATAATCATCTCTACCCCACAGGGTATGAACCACTTCTATAAGTTGTGGACTGATGCTACTAACGGAAGGAATGGATATACCTGGCATGAGGTACACTGGTCACAAGTACCTGGTAGGGATGAAAACTGGAAAGCAGAAACTATTAAGAACACGTCCGAGAGACAGTTCACACAAGAGTTTGAGTGTGAGTTTCTTGGATCTGTTGACACACTAATCTCTGCTGCTAAACTGCGAGCACTGACTTTTATTGATCCTATTAATCGTAGTAATGGTTTAGATGTATATGAAGAACCAAAAACCAATCATGAATATATTTTTACAGTTGATGTTAGTCGCGGTATTGGGGGAGATTACTCTGCTTTCATTGTTTTCGATATTACAACAGTTCCGTATCGAATAGTAGCAAAGTATAGAAACAACGAAATTAAACCTATGTTGTTTCCTAACGTCATTAATGATGTTGCCAGAGCATACAATAACGCTTGGGTAATGTGCGAGGTAAACGATGTAGGAGACTCTGTGGCGTCTATTCTTAATTATGATCTAGAGTATCCTAATGTTCTTATGTGCGCTATGAGAGGGCGAGCAGGGCAGATTGTTGGGCATGGATTCTCGGGAACCAAAACACAGTTAGGTGTTAAGATGAGCGTAACTGTGAAGAAGGTTGGATGTGCTAACCTTAAACAGATTATTGAAGATGATAAACTTATCTTCAATGACTATGAAATTATATCAGAACTTACCACGTTCATTCAGAAGAAACAATCCTTTGAAGCAGATGAAGGATTTCATGATGACTTGGTAATGTGTATGGTTATCTTTGCTTGGTTAGTCCAACAAGATTACTTTAAAGAGATGACAGACAATGATGTTCGTAGACGTATCTATGACGAACAAAAGAATCAGATCGAACAAGACATGGCACCATTCGGATTTATTACTACTGGTTTAGAAGGTGATGAAGGGTTTGTTGATGGTAACTCTATTTGGGAATATGGAGATACACAAGAGAGTGTTAGTTATATGGGTGACACATACTAATGGATGTAGAAGATCTTTTTGATTTAGATAATATTCTTTTTCGGCAAAGAAAATGTAGGTCTTGTAAAAAGACAAAAGACCTCATTACTGATTTTTATAGGACCAGACCAAACAGGCAATCTATGTCTGCATATTCCTATGAATGTAAAGAATGTACTAAAACTAGAATTAAAAACAGCAGAAAAACAGATAGTGAAAAATCTGGGTATCCTGACTGGTAGGGTGTTCGTGCATTGTTTCCCCACTTGAGCGAGTCAAAAGAATAAATATTTTTAGATCAAGTTTGGTAACTTACAGGAGATTAAACATGGCAAGTCAAGTCTCGCCTGGTATTGTTCTTAAGGAACGCGACTTATCTAATGCGGTAATCGTCGGTGCATCACAAATCACTGCCGGTGTAGCGTCATCTTTCCAGAAGGGTCCTATTGGACAACCCGTTAACATCAGTTCACAGAAAGAACTTCTTTCTGTATTTGGTGCTCCGGCAGAAGACAACGCAGAAGATTGGTTCGTAGCTTCAGAATTTTTAAACTACGGCGGAAGATTATCAGTAGTTCGTGCAGCTACTGGTGTCAATAGTGCAACAGATACATCAGCAACTGTCGTCGTAAAGAACGATGCTGATTGGGAATCAGGTAATGGCAGCGGAAACTTCTTGGTTGCAAGAACTGCTGGTACATGGGCAAACGGTTTATCAGTAGTTTTTGCTGACCGTGGTGCTGATCAGTATGTAACATTTTCTGCATTACCTGCAGGCATTGTCGCTGGTTCAACAGTAACATTTGTTGGTGGAGCAACTGGTGTTGTTTATTCATGGGATTCTGCAAGCAGAACTGCTGCAGTTATTCTCGACAACCCCGCTTCAAGATTAAAAATTAGCGATTCATTAGATTCACCAGAATTGGGAATTGCTACAGCAGCAGGTTCTATCGTTGGTGGTACTACCTACCAAACAGCAAACGCAGTTACTACTACTGGTGGAAGCGGAACAGGTTTAACAGTAAACACTACAGTTACCGTAGGTACTGTATTAACATTTGTTGGCGGTCCTGCCGGAACAGCATATGTTGACGCTAATGCTGTTGCTACCACTGGTGGAACAGGAACAGGTTTAACTGTTAATATTGTAACAGCTGGTGGTGCAGTTACTGGAATCGCAATTGCTGCTGCAGGAACTGGTTACACTGTAAACGACGTTATCACCATTGCTGGTGGTGGTAGTAACGCAGAATTTGCAATCACATCTGTTGAAGGTGCTGTATCCACAGTAGCAATTGTCGATGGAGGCAGCGGTTACGAAGTTGCTGATATCATTACAGTTACTGGTGGTGGTGTAGATGCAACATTCACTGTAGACCAAGTACAAGATGGTGCTATTAGCATCACTGGAGTTAGAGATTGGTATACCACTACAGAAATTGGTTCTACTGGTTTAACACTTACATCAATCGGTCCTCGTCCTGGCACTTCCCAGTATGCTTCTGACAAAGGTCTTAAGTATGACGAGATTCACGCTGCTGTTATTGATGTAACTGGAGAGTTTACCGGTTCTGCAAACACTGTTGTTGAGAG